AATGCATTTAAACTGTTTCCGGCAGTACCTAATGCACGTTGCAGGCCAGTAGCATCACCGTTGATATTAAAAACTAATTGTTGATTGTTCCCTGCCATGTTTTAGCCTCCATTGCCAGTACTGCCAGTAATGAATTGCATCATGGCTGACTGTTGTAATTGTTGTTGTGTCAGTTGTTTTTGCTCATCTTCCTGAATACGTTCATGTACTGTTTTATTTGACAGTAAACCGTACATATCCCAGTCATTAACACTGGCATTTTTCATGCCTGCTTCGGTTAAATTACCAGAGGACATTAAGATTAAATGAGCGAGATTCGAATATTTAATGTGTTCGAACCTTGCTCCCGATGGTTCAATACTGGAATCGTAAATCATCAGATATTCAAATAATTCTGGATCTAATGTTTCCAGTTCTGATGGACTCAATCCACGTTTGTTAATTAGTTTCAGGGTAAACATCAAACGTGGATTGCTTCTTATTTTTTTTCGATCTGATCCTGAATTTGTGGTTCGTCTGCTTTAGGCCACAATTTCATTACCTCATTGTTAATTTCAGCGACGATAAGAGCATCAATATAATTAACATTAATTTTACCGTCTTCGTCAACATCAGAGAAAATAGGCTGACCGTCTTCATTACTGACGGTATAGAGTAAAGTACTTTTAGCATCAATGCACTTTTCGAAATTGCTGATAGCTGGTCGATGAATATGAAGTACTGCACCGTTCTTTAGGGTAACTTCGTGAAGTTCAGGTTTCAGGGCTGCAAATAGAGTATGAATATCCATTATGGCAGTAACCCCTGTGCTACTGCTGCACCGTCACAGGCGAAATTGAGAGTCATATTCACGACTTTGTCACGATCAGATTCAATCTTTTTCTCACTGATGAAACCGTTATATACGACGTATGACCCTGCTGTTTTTGTAGCGTCTGTGAAATAACTGAACTTCAACTGAATGCGAGTACCGTTCTCAAAGGCGGTAACAAGCTGTTGATGTACTGTGTTATCTGGCATCCAGTTGACCTGTAATGTTACGTCTGCGTTTGTTTTACTACCTACCAGTTTACGGTTATATGAGCTATTAAAACTCACTACCTCAATTACAGTTGCGGTGCTCCCTGTGCCTGGAAAAGCGGCAACCTCAGGAATTGATGTAAATGACGTTGCTACAGTCGGTCCGGCAGTACCGATACCTACTGTAATATTTGAACCTGTAAAAACGTCCATTGGAGTTGGCATAATGATGTCCTTATCATAGAGTTCAGTACTGGCATCCTTACCAGTACTGAATTGTTGTTTTCTTCTTATTTATTTAGTGCTGCAATCATTGCACGTAATTCAGCAATTTCATTTGCCATCGCTTCAATTTTTGCAATTGAATGATTTAGTGCAAGTGCGGTATCCATCATAATGACGTTATTATCAAGTGCTAAGGTATCGTCTTTATCACAACGATTGCCTTCATCATCATATTCTGGTGCGGCTGGAACCAGTTTAACGTACTCGCTATCAATATCGCGTAATGCGTCCTGTGCAATAATACCACGGCGTTCACGCTCCATCGGATCAAAATTATATACGAAAGTACATGGCTTCAGCTTTTTGATATTTTCATAGGATGCTTTACCGTCATCATAATTAATATCATGTTTCAATGTTGCGTCAGAAGTTGCTGCTTTCTGGAATGTGTAATTGCCACCAAAGCCACCATCGCCACTCGCCGAAGTAACCAGATCCCCCTGAACGGGCGTAAAGTACCAATATCGCGTTTTGGCACCATTATCCCCAAACTGGGTCATTGCGGTATTACCCCAGCTCGCCGTACCATTACCGACATTCCCCCACATTGTTCGAAGGTTATAGCCCCCGCCGTGCTGATACCCCCATGAAATCCCCGCTATAGCACCATTCCCCGGAGTGTCTATTGCTGTATCCGCGAAATAGGCGGCATAGTGGGGCTGGGCTGAGTTCCACCACGAGTTCACAGCAGGACTGCCCATAAACATACGTCCCGAAATTTGCACGTTGCCGTTGGACATAAAATCAAAATATCGTGATTGTGTCGTATCGGTTCCACCACCTGTCTGGTTCACAAACAGACGAGCTATAGAGTAATCCCACTCAATACGTTTAATTGATTGCAAATAAGCGGATGTTTTTTCAACACCATTTACTGTGTACAGTGATTTTAATCGACCACCATAAACAGTACTGCCAGTACCCGGTAAGGTTGCATCATTATCTGTAGCTGTAAGATGTGATGTAGTAAGGTCGCCTGTACTGGATAACGTCATAGCATCAGTAGTATCAGTTGTTCCGGTTGCAATCCTGTATGTCGTTCCCTGAACAGTTTCATGGAATGTAGCATCACCTGTACCACCACGGAATTTACGCAGATATGATTTATTACCTGCCGCACCGGAACTTAACGCAGTATAACAATATGTCGTCTGTGTAACCCCGTCCTGAATAATACTGTTACTTGTGGTCAGAGTACCTGTAACTGCTAAAGTACTTGATACACCTACTGCACCAGAGAATGTACCACCAGATTTAGGCATACCACCGAGAGTACTCAACGCTGCACTTGCTGAGGTGCTACCAGTACCCCCCTGGGAAATACTGAGAGCAGTAGTCAATCCAGTTAGACTTGTAATATCACTATTTGCTCCAGAGGATGCACTACCTGAAACATCGGTGTTCGTAAGTACTATATTACTTGTTAGAGATTTACCATTAATTGTTAATGATGTTGGTACTGTGCCTGCGATATCTGATTGAGCTAAAACGATATCACTGGAAAGCACTTTGTTGTTAACTTTTCGCGTTTGGGGTACTAACGGTATTGTTAACCCGGTAAGGGATTTAATAGTACTGTTCACACCGTTAATATCGGTGTATGCATACATCCCCCATGCACCCCATGAAATAACACCTGAACCGTTTGAATACCCGGTGCGTGTATACAAGTCGTTCGTGTTATACCTGTAGTACATTTGCGTACAGCTTTTAACGTGAGTTGCCGAGTTTTGTAGTACTACTAATGTCCCCGCAAATTGTACTGGATAATTCAGTACTGATGTTGCATTGGAATTTAGCGTTTGCTGATAATAACCTTGCAGTGTCCCATCTAAATCGTTCAGGTCAGTACCTACTGGGATAATTCCACGACTAGGTAATGCACCTACATCATCTGCATTTAACGTGATGTCACTGGCTAATGAAATCCCATTTAATTTACGGGTATTAGGTACTGCTGACACGTCATCGGCATCTAATACGATATTTGCAGAAAGCGGTTTCGAGTTCACTGTTACAGTTTTCGCTACCCCGCCGAGGTTTGAGAGTGCAGTACTTGCTACGGTTGAGCCAGTACCGCCTTGTGATACTGAAAGTGCTGTTGTTAGTCCGGTTAGAGACTTGATAGTACTGTTCACACCTGCACTGTTGATATTTGCAGTACGAACCCATGCAGACCAGGTTACAACACCACTGCTATTACCTGTGCCAGTCCTGTTCCAGATGTCATCACTACTGGCAGGGTAATAAACCTGAGTACAACTGTTCGCGTGAGTTACGCCACTCTTCAGAACAAACAATGTACCACCTACGGCAACCGGATAACCTAAAGCCGTTGTTGCGTTAGCAGTTACTGGTTGCTCATATAATCCAAATACAGACCCGTTCAGAGTATTCAGGTTCGTGCCTGCCACGATGGTTCCGTAGTACGGCATTGCTGATACATCCAGGGCACCCAGTACTAAATCATCGCTGAGTACTTGCCCGTTGATCGTTCTTGTCGTTGGTACTGCTGATACGTCTGCTGCGTTCAGAACAATGTTGGTACTTAAAGGCTTAGAGTTCACGGTTACGGTTTTAGCAACACCGCCCAGGTTACTGAGTGCAGTTGCAGCAACGTTTGACCCAGTACCGCCCTGTGCGACACTAAGTGCAGTGGTTAAGCCCGTGATACTTGTAATATCTGAGTTAGCACCTGATTTAGCACTACCGGAAATGTCAGTATTTGAAAGTACTACGTTTGATGAAAGTGGCTTTCCGTTAACAGTGGTTGTTTGTGGAACACCATTAAGGTTTTGCAGTGCCTGTGTATTCGTAACTGCCCCAGTACCACCAGAACTGATCGGTAATGCAGTACTCAACGTTGCAGATGAAGCGTTAAGACCACCAGTAATCGTCAGGTTGCCAGTACTGGAAAGTGTCAGAGCATCAGAACTATCAGTACTGGCACCTGTTGCTAATCGGTAATTTCCTGCCTGTACGGTTTCATGGAAGATTGTGTCACCAGTACCGCCACGCATTTTACGCAAATAAGATTTAGTACCTGCTGCGGCTGCGGATAGTGATGTATGACCATAAGTTGCTGCTGCAACACCGTCCTGATTAATTGCCCCGTTGACAGTTGCTCCACCAGTTAAAGTACTGGCACCTGTCACGGTTAAAGTACTGGATAGTGATAATGTTGTTCCTGACAGGCCACCTGTCAGAGTACCGCCCGTCTTTGGTAGACCATTCAGGTTACTGAGTGCTGTAGCGGCTACAGAACTACCAGTCCCGCCATTTGATACTGGCAGGATTCCTGAAACGCCCTGTGTTGCACCTGCGTTAAGTACTGGTTTATTAGCTGTGCTGTATACCTGATCGTATACGGTACTATCAGTATTCTTAATGTACAGACGTGGAGTACCTGATTCAGTAACGACCATCTGTGCTTTACTCATACCACCACCATCTACAAGGCCAACACCAAGTAGATCAACACCGCCAGGATTCATCGTATTTGTAACTGGTACTTTAATGAATGAATTACCACCGTCTGATTCATAATGCGGTACGGTAATACCATCAGCACCTACCCCAAAATTACCCAGTACTAATGGGAATTGATCATCAATCGTTCCCTGACGAACGATAGAATCAGGCGTAAAAGTCCAGGTACGCCCGTATACTTTATTAATGTCTGCGTCATCCTTTTGTGCAGTAATACGCCCATTAAGAATAATGTAGTTCTGGCGTAGTGATGTCTGACTTTCATAAAGACTGAACTTCAACTGAAATGAACGATTTACAGCGTATGCATTGCTGAGGAACATATGACCTGTATTTGTTGGTACATAATTTACTACAATGCTGATGTTACTGATTTTAAGACCACCAGTGATGATGCTAGTAAATTCCTGATCATATGTTTCTATTGTTTGTGTGGTACTGTTGATTTTAACTTCTGGAAATGCAGCCAGATTATCAATAATCGTATAGATAGATGTTGGGTATGTATTATTCAGATCAGTACTGTAGGATAGCAACGTGCGGTTGCCGAGCATAATTCCTGCCATTATTGTTATTCTCCATTATTTGTAGTACGTGCGATGTAATTAATCTGGCACGTTGTCATAATGGTATTTATGGCTGTATCCGGGTCGGTATCATCGACTACTGAGAGTAATTTTAATGAACTAACATTAATGCCCTTCTCTAACAGGCCAGCAACTAATTCAGTACTGAATAATACTGAATGTACTGAATCCATTGTTTGTTGTGCTTTTGATTCACTCTGCGATGTTACCAGCACATCCATTGTCATCATTACAGAATGTCTAGTACTGTATTCTAGTTGTTCGTATTGTTCGGTTACATTGCTGATCATCAGAATGTAATCACTGGATGTCTGAGTGTTAGTTTTTGCGGCCTTTCTTACTTTCAAACCAGAAGACGAAAAAAGGCTTGAAACATGATTTTTAATAATTGAAATGTTCATGTATTCAAGCCTCTGTAATAGACGTTACATAGACCTGACAGATCATCAATGATGTTATAAACCTCATACTGAACATTATTCAGTACAAAGGAATCATCATAGGTGATCTGGTCACGGCGGCATGTAAAGTAGTTTTCTGTTGTTTGTATCAGTCCTTCGGTAGTTTGAATTTCTATTTCGGACTGTTCGAAAATGGCAGTAATAGTACTGCCATTGTCTAGTACTAAAGGTTCACCAAAACTGTTAATCAGAGCATCCATACATTGCGTATTAAATGCTCTCATCGGATTAGGCCAGTTTGATGATACGGAAGGCTTCAGGCACCAGTACTGCGAAATCCAGATCTGCCCACACGCGAGCGATTACAGAACCGCGATTACGGTTAGTGGTATCGTCCATATCCAGCTCCAGAGAGTCACCCCACTGTGCAATAGCCAGTTTGGAGAAGTCACCGAGAATAATGAAGTCCTGACCAGCCAGTACTTTAGAGTCATAGGCAGGTACACCACATAAATCACCTTCATCGAACAGGTAAACACCTGAGGTATTCTGGCCGCGAAGGGTCGAACGCAGAGTCGCTTTGGTCTGTGGAGACATTACAGCGGCAATAGAACCGAAAGATACTCCAGCATCCCCGAGTACACCCTGGGCTTCTACGATGCCTGTGTAAGTGTAGGAGTCTACAGTTTCGACTTTACCCGCTGCTACTACTGCATCTACGATGCCTTTCAGGATCAGGGCTTCCAGACGTTCAGCAGAACCGGCAACAATGGCCTGGCTAACAATCTGTTCTACTTGTGGGCAGGATTTAACTACGCTGCGTGACAGTGGTACAGAACCAGTGAAGGTCTTAGGCTTCAGTACTACAGATTCGAAATTAGCATCAACTTCTGGTGATACACCGTTTTCAGAAATAAAACCGAAACCTGCGGTGAAATCACCAGCCAGTTTAGGGACTGCAATTTCAGAGGTGAGTCCGGTATACATCTGTACTGGGAAATTCTTAAGAACAGATTCAGCACGCAGAATATCTACGAATGAACCGTACAGTACATCAGTATGAATGACATCTTTTACGGTAGTTGTGGTTGCACCAGCACGTACAGCCTGTGCAAAATCAGCGTTAGCAACTACTGCACCGTTT